TTACCTACAATTTGATCTTTAGATAAAGAATTACCAATATCACTTAATATCATAGATACTAATTGATCATTGGATCCTTCATCAGATTGTTGCGCTTGAGCACCTGGGTAACTTAACATATTGACATCAGGTGTACCACCTTCTTGTGCCTTATATAATCTTACTCTTTTTTTCATATAACTAGTTATAATTAAATATAGTAAATTTTAATTTATTCAATAAACTTAATAAGTTTAATCAAGTTCTTCTACTATATAACCTTGTGATTTATACCACTCTATTTCTTCTGGGGTTAGTTCTGCTTCTGTATAATCATTTTCAGATTCTAGACTTGCAACTTTAGCTTTTGCTGGTTTTTTAATTACAGGATATTCTAAGTTGTCAATAACCTCTTTAGTCCAATTATTTCTTTTAGTTAACTTACCTACATCAGAAGTTCTTTCATATTCTTTTAGCATTGTAGGCTTATCACCTTTTATTACAGCTTCTACAAATTTAGGAAACTTTTGTAAACCTACATTATACTGATAATCAACTAATAACATTTGAGCATCCTGTGGTAACTTATCAAATGTACCCTTACCATATTTTTTATCAATACGTCCTTTAGCAGATTCTTGTTTTTCTAATACATCTTTTCTTGCTAAAGCTTCAGCTTGTTGTGTAGTTATGCCTTCATAATACTTTTGTTCTCCTGGTAATAATTTATGACCATAAGCAATTGTATCAGTTCCTTTTTCAGAACTTGGATAAGGATACCATTTATTTTTTCTAAGTCCTGTATTTTCATTATTCTCTTGTACCTTTAAAGCAGCAAGATATTTTTTCATTGTTTCAGGATTAAGATCTACAACACCACCTGGAGCAAATACATTATTTTGCAATGAAGGTACAGATATGTCTTCTTCAATATATCCTCCATCTTCAAATAGTGGAGTATTAGGATCATAGATTTGTTTCTTACCTGGTTTTTTAAATAAATAGTTTTCAGCAAAAAGTTTATTAAGAGCAGTAATATTCCTAGTATACTTTTTATTTTTTTTAGACCCTCCTCTTTTCATTTGAGGATATTCATCTACATAATCAGCTTCTGGAAACATGTAATCTTGACCTGGTTGCATCATCATACCAGGGCCTATATTAGGTTGTGCCCATACTGGATAATTAACACCTTGCATTGTTATATTATCAGAAGGTATTCTGGTAACTTGTCCAGGATATTTCCACTGACCCATTGGATCAGTGATTATATCTTTAGGTTTTGCCGGAGCCTTTGCTTTATCTAATTCAGATACAGCTTTGGATAGAACTTTTTTATTAGTCATTATCTATTGGATAATTGATTCTTAGTACTTGTTAATTTCAATATCATATTGACATCTCCTGACACATCTTTTCTTAAATTTAAAAAGTTTAGATAATGTCTGAACTTCTTTCTTTGAAGTAATGGTTTTGCAATATCCATATTATTTGGATTCAATGTTTTAATGTAACCATTTGATTGTGTTACCCATAAGTACTCTTGAGTATAATTACCTGCAAGCACTGTTGTTCCTGGTACTAATGTACCTTGTGGTGGATAACCAGCTCCATTTGGAAACTCTCCTCTGTTTCTTGTAATATCCCAGAACTGATTAAATCTGTATTTATTTTCTTCTTTAGAAAATAAGATATCAAATCCTGGTAATGGTTGTACATTAGGTTCAATAATTATACCTGGACGTGGTTTTGGATATTCTAAACTTAATGTGATATTATTCTTAGGGAATATATTTAAGTTAAGGTATCCAGAAACTTGTTCCATATTATAGACTACAGCTTTATCAAAGTTAAAGTCTAGTACTTGAAACTGATCTACACAGTTATAACTATCTCTTTTATAACACTCTAGAATGTACTGAACAGATTTTAATGTAGTAACTGTTTCACCTGTAATAATTGGTATCTCAACTTCAAATGGATAATTCTGTCCATAGTAGTTACAGTAGCTGTCACAAACATAATTATGTTTCCAAATAGTATTTTCTTTACTTGTCATAAAGTATGACTTAGTAGGCATAGATAAATCTGGATGCCAGTCATGATAACTAATCCAAAATTCATTCTTAGGGTCATAACTTAATGTCCAAGAAGCATCTTCAAATATCATTGGATCACCAATTAAATATTTTCCTTTACCATCTAAAACAAAGTAATCTCCTTGTCCTTTTAATGCTCCAAAAGTAATTAGAGGTACATATGTTACTAATCCTTTATATTCATCTTTTACTTTATAATCTTTTTTAGTAAAGTAAATAATAGAGTTAGTATTATCATACATTGCTTGACAACCAATACCAGCTACTGGATTATCTTGATATGGATAATCTGGAAAATCATCAGTTAACTTATATGGTAAGAATAGTGTAAACCACCACTTAAGACCTGTTTGTGAAATTTCTTTTAAGCCACCTGAATAGTTAAATATCTTAGCCTGATTCTCAGACATATAAAATAATCCAGCAGGTGTAGAAATAACAGCTAGTCTACTTTGAGATGATCCATATTCATAGGGTTTATCTGCATTAGATACAGATTGTCCTGGTTGACTAAATAAACCTCCGTCACCAATAGTAATCTTAGTACTTAAATCTGTTTGAAGTGTATCAACACCTTGGTACATTAATGGACTATCATTTTTAAAAGTAATAAACAAACCACTTTTATTAATAGACTTTACTCCACTGACTTGAGACTTAAATTCATTATAGTTATTTGGTAAGTAAACAAACCAACTATCTTTAAATGATTCATTCTGTTGTTGTAGTGAATAGTAAATTCTATCAGGATAATATGTATAACATAACTTGGCTACATTAGGATCATAGTATCTACTTTGTAAAGATCCTTGAGAAAAATACTGAGTAAATGCTTTGGATATACTTAATGAGTAATCATATCTATATTCATTACCTCTTGTAATAATTTGAGGATTCATATTAAACATTGCCGGATAGTTTGTATATCTATATGGATCATAGTGTTTAGCTCCTTCCTCAAGACCTTGTTGTCTAAAGTCAACTAATACATCAGATTCAACAAAAAAGTCTCTTACAGATGAATTAGCTAAATAAAATTTACATCTTGTTGCACCAAACAATCCTGGATAATCTCCTGGGTCATCATCCTCATAGTGATAGTTTTCCCAATCTAAATTATAAAATGAAGAGGGTAGTGCTCCTGTACCTTGTGCAGGGGGAGCTGATATATCTGTAATACCACTTGCCATATCGCCAACATCATATCTAATATTGTTTACAGCAAATCTAGGTGAAGGAATCATTTGATGTTGATAGTAGTTATATTCAAATCCATCTGGTTGACCAAATAACCAATCATAGAAATAAAAGAAAGTATTTTTCTCTGTGTATCTATTTATAAAGGTATCTCCTCCAAAGAATATTGGTGTACTTGCTAATACTGTATTAATTACAACACTTCCAGGAGTTGTAGTAATACTAGGACATACTAGACCTGTATTAAGACTTATAAAAGCATTATCCGCTGAACCAATTTTTTGTTCACAAGGCGTAATTGGAATTTGTTTAATACCTTGTAATTGACCATATTGATTTCTTAATCTAACTTTTAGTCCCCCATAATGACTAGCAATTGGTAAACTAAAAGGAATATCAATATTTGTAAAACTTGGTTTTTCTCCAGGTAATATACCAGGTTCTGAATTAACGGCAGCTTTCATTAATGATCCTAATGTAACTAAAGATTTATCTGTATTAAGAAATACGGGACCTGTACTTACACCTTTACCATTTACAGTTCTTACTGTAACAGCATCTGATCTTTTTAAATTATTAATTGAGTAAGAATAATATGTTCCTGTACTATCTTGATATTTAGGGATTTCTTGAATATTATCTCTAATGTAAAAACTATCTGGAGTTCTAAATCTAACAATATCAGTCTTAGTATTTTCTGGAGTCATAGCACTATAAAAACCATGAGCAAGTGACTGCATTCCAAATTGCTCATATGGTAGCATAGCATTAATAAAATCTAAACTTGTATTGGCCCCTTCAGCAAAATAAAACAAGAATTGATTAATACCCCCTAATGCTCTTAATAATCCAGGAAGATATGCATAAGAAGGATATTCAATAGTACCTGTAAAAGAAGGAATATATCCTAAACCAGAAGTTCCTGAAAGAGCAATACCATTTAATGTTGATTGTAAAGTTGATTGAGCAATTGCTTGAACACTTGAATCAATACCTCCAAACATAACAGCAAAAGCATCTAAAAATAAACCTCCTGCTGAATTATAATAAAGTTCTACAGCTGTATTATATACACTAATAGCTGCGTTAGCAGCAGCTAGTTGAGGAATAGCTACTAAACTTGGAGAATTTCCTACTCCTGGTACAGTTGATAAGTTTGTATCATATGCTGCAGAAACATCTTGTTGGCTTAATGTATTCATTGTTCTTTTACCTGTGATAGATACAACTGCTTCAGCAAGACCTACCATGAACATTGGTAATATAACAAAATCAGATAATAATTTAAACTTAGGATGCTCAGCTGGATCCTGAAAGTTTTGTGTAGAATAACCTGACAAAGAACCATAGAGTTTTAATTCTGTAGTAGATAAGAAAGGTGTTCTAAACATTGTATCCGGTGAATGGAAAGTAACAATATCTTTAGGAATAGTTTGATTTATTATAGTATTTGATCCTGTAGGTGTCATTCTAATATAAGGATCATTAAGATTATAGTTACCCTGACCGTTACTACCAATATTATTTAATGGTTTAATTGTGTTAAAAGGATAGTTAGGATAAATACCTGTTCTTCCTCTTGCTGCAGATCCTTTAATAGCATAAGTTCTAACATTGTTAATCATTCCTTTTGCAATGATAGATTTGTTACCTTCTCTAGAACCTCTTAATATTTCATAACCAACAACACCTGTTACTTCATTACCTTCATTATCTTTTGGTGTTATAATATTTTCAAAGTATACACCCATAATTCTAATATTCAACAAGTCACCTTGTGTAGATGAATTAGGATTACTTTTAAAATGTGTAGTGTTTGGGCTTAAACAGTTATCTGGAAACTTATGATGTCTTATTGGTAAACCACATAGATCATATACTTGACTTGGAGAATTTTGTTTTCCTGTCCAGCAGTGTGAACTAGCATTCCAAATAAAATCTTGATTATCAGGATATGTTTCCGTTGATTCCCAGTAACCCATAGTACCTACTTCAAGAATCTTACCTCCATCTTCTAATACAGTATTTACTAAAGTTGAGCCTGGATCAACACTTGCTGTATTGTATACATCAAATACTTGATCATCAGGAGCTAATGCATTTTGATCATTAGGTATAAGTAATAGTTCTCCTACTGAGTTACCTGATGTAGGTAAAGTATAAGTTGAAGGAGCTCTTCCTGGAATATGGTATGATGAAGATTTATCTCCTGTATCATATACCCAACGGATAAAGAATGCATATACTTCATCTCTTAAGTAACTTCCTTTCCAACCACCTTTCACATAATAATCAGCTGGGTATTCTACTGAAGCCCACTTAGCTTTAATTAAATTAGCTAATGGTTGGTAGTTAAAATCAAACTTAGAAGTAGGTCCTACTCTAAGCAAGTAATTATTTACTTCAGCAATTTGATCTGACTTTTCAAATACAGGAGTTTGTATTGGTAAAAACTCTGTAGGAACTGTAATAAGATCTTCCTTTATCTGATCTAATTCAATTCTTGTAGTTTTAGTTGAGTATGTACCAATCTGTCTTGCAACGGTTCCTTGATTAATATTTTGTACTATCACTAATACAAACTCATCAAAGTTAACAAAGTCTGCTTCTATTGTAAGTGTAAGTGAACTTTCAGAATCATTTACTGTCCATAAAGGTTGAGTATTACTTGGAGAAAAATAGTCTGTTACTTTTTGTCCTTTAATAGTATAAGCTATAACAGCAAAATATGTTCCATTTCTTAGAGTACCACCAGATGAACCTGGACGTAATTTAAGACAGGGTGTAGTCATTAGTCTTGCTAATCTAATCTTATCACAATCTAATGAGTTTAAGTCTTTACAAATTATACATCCTTGTGGACTACCTGTTGGCCAAACTCCAGGAGTTGTTTGTGTTACTCCAAATGAGTCACTACATAATTCTTTCCAACGTACACCAGGCCAAAGAATTTTATCTATACCGTTAGTATAGTAATTCATATCAGCTGTTGTTCCCATCCAAGTATATCCACTTGAAGGCCATGTCTGAGGATCTCCAATATTAAGATATCTATCAGGATTTAAACCATCTGCAAAATATACTTGCCATGTACAATCTTCTTTTTCTCTAGATACTCCAGATATTAAATATCTTTTATCAAAACCTAAACAAGAGTCTTGAACAATAGGTCTATAGATACATCTTTCTTCTTCTAATAGTCCTATTTCAGAATTAACAGGTTGCCCTTTTGAATTATGACCTGCTGTAAATATTAACCACTTGTCAGAATAAACTTGTATAGCACCAATAATATATTTTTTGATTGCTATTGGAGGCATAGTAGATCCTGTTGTAGCACATAAAAAATTAGAAGTCTCATTTGAGATTGCTCCTAGATCTCCTTCTACAGTATTGTTTACTGCATTACGTGCATATGTCCACATTCCATCTTGTACAAAAGAAGGATCTGAATCTTTATTTAACCCTTTAGTAAAACTATGGTTAATATTCTGTGATGTATTTTGTATCTTACCTGCCATGATTATCTACCTGTGCCTCTTGAGTTAAATCCATGTCCATTTCCTGATCCAACTACTCTTGTATTATTTGGATTCTGTGGACGGGCATTTTCTGGAATATATGAATTAAACATATCATAGTATTTAGAATTCTGTGCTCTCCTATTAGTCCACCATATATCATATAGCTCTCTAAAGTTAGGAGTATTAACTAAACTAAGTGCTTGATTTCTAGCAGCTTTTAATCTTTGTTCTATCAATCCCATTTTTTGTGCTACATCTTCCCCATTCAAATATAAGTTTTCTAAGATTCTTAACTTCAATGCATATTCATAATACTCATTCAATAGATCATGATCAGGTACCATTAAGTTCCCATTGTCATCTTCCATTTGACCTTGGTAATTTATATACACGGTACCTTCTTGAAAATTAGTAAATAGGAAACCTCCTCTAATAAAACCTGAGTTAGCAACATTTACATTTATATTAGGACAACCTGGTTCTACGCCCTGACCTACTGCCATTCTTAATGGAACAAGACTTCTATACACTCTTGTTTGAGTAGGGTTAATAACTTGTATTAATTCATATTTATCTCCTTTACAGTTCATGAAAACTCTAGGACGGATACATGTATCACCATATGGATTATTTGGATCATATGCATCAGGTATTGTAGGAGATGGACACGTTGAAGAACATGTGTTTCCTGGACAAGCTGCTGTATGATTACAAGGATTTGCATTACATACCGCACAGTTAACTGTTATAGGAGCACATAAGTCTACTGTAGAAGGAGTCTCAACATACGGAACTTCTTGTATATTAGTTCCGGATGCAGCACCACCATAACCTGTATTAACTACATATTCTCCACAAACTAAACCAAAGTTCCATGTATAGAAATCATCTGGTAATTTTACTCTACCATGACACACATCTAAAGCTACTTCTTTAGTCTGATTAATTCTAAGACCTAAATCATAATTAATCTTCTTAGCTAATTTGATAAGCTGTTGAGGCTCAATCATATTCTCTAAAGCAAATGTATTTAAATCAATAGTAACATCTTCCAGCATCTGGTCAAATGTTCTATAGCGCAATGTGTAATTATAATCCATTATCTAAATGCATTTTGACTATCATCTGCACCATCACCTGGCATTGATAAAGTCATTGTTAATTCTTTTATTACAAACTGTTCTACTTCTGAAAATAAATATTCTGGTAAAACAAATTGATCATCTTGTCTTAGTAAACATGGATCTGTATCACATGTTTCAAGTACACCATCAAAGATTGCTTCAATTCTAATTGCATCCCAATCTACATTAGGACAATATATATAACCATTAAGATACCAGAAGTATTGTTTTCTATTATATCTAAAAGTAGTAGACTTAGTTATTGAAGCCCATGTACCGGGATCTGTTCTAAACATTTCTATAGTACCATCAATAGATGATGTTGTACGGATAAGTGGACCAAACATTCCATTTAAAATAGTAGGAAGCTTTTCTTTAGATCTTTTGAAGTAACATTCAGAGTAAACCCCAATACAACCTGCTTCAACTTTATCTACATCAATCAGTTCTACATAAGGCATAACCTTAAAGATCTGACTCATCTTCATAAGCCTATTTTGATTATCTTCTCTTTTGATTAATGTCTGTGCATACTTCATTAGAGAATAATAGATTGTTCTATCAGTTAAGAAGGGATCTTCTTTAACTGCTTTAAGGGTATTCCTTACTCTTGATATTGCTTCACCAATTGTTGTCATAAGTCAAATTCATTATAATTTTGTAAAGCCTTGGTTGTTTCCTTAGCTTTCATTTCTTTATAAACTGATCTACTGTATGCCCATTGTATTTTAGTTTTTGGATCAGCAGCTATATACATTTGCCAGTTCTCAGGATATGTTTTAGCAACCGCTCTCTTAAATTCTCTACATGCTACAAAGCTCCAAAATTCTCTATTCTTTATTTTGTGCTTTGGGGCATGATTGGAAAAAAAGATTTTAGCTAATTTACCATCTGAGTCCCAGTTCTTGTTAGTTACCTTTACTCCATATTTCAATGACTTTGAGTAATCAATATTTTCTTTTACACTTTGTTGACATGTTCCGATGAACAGCCAACCAATTTGTTCTGGTAATTGAACCCCATCCCTTGTTTCTATTACTGTCTGATAAACTGTTTGATTAAACTTCTTAATAACAGTTCTAATCAAAACTTCATCTAAGTCTTTGTACTTAGGATACTTACTTTTAAATAATTTAAAAAACTCTTTATCTAGAACATTTTTTATTTCAGGTCTAAATCTAGGAGCCTTTACATCTGGTTTTTTAAATTCCTTCATACCATATATATTAATATACTAAAAATTAATGAGACTAGCAAATGTAGTAAAAAAACAAAACCCCTGCAAGTGCAAGGGTTAAGTTGTTGTTGTCACAGAAACCAACAAACTGTAACTTCTTTTTATCCAATAATAGTTACTCTTACAGTAACTGGTGGATCAACGGCTGGTATACCTAAAGTAATTGAAATATTTCCTGTGGTATCATTTGCTTGTACGACAACTCCTGCTTGATTTGTAAGACTAATCCAATTTCCTGCAAAAAGATACATAATGTTAAATGTAAAATCTGATGCTTTAGTTGTGCTAACACCACAAGCTGATGATAATAAGTCACATGCTGTAAGTTCTGTACCCAGTATAGTTATTACTTGACCATCAAATTCTATACCTGTAAATTCTTTTACAAACTTCTTAAGTCCATTTGCACTTATTGTATATTCAGTATTAGTACCTACAACAACTGGGGTAACTAAAATTCCATTATCACCAAGTATAGATACTGTTGGTAAGTTAGCAATTTCAGTACAAAAATAATTAGTCATTGAAACTAAAGCACCTAACACAGGAGTTCCTGAAACTACTACTACATCTGTACCACATGTTATGTTAGCACTAGTTGTAGTTACACTACAAAAATAATCTACAATGTTTCCTAATGCAGTTACTACAGGTGTATTAGCTGCTACTACAGTAGCTGAATTACAATCAAGAATTGCAGGTACTGTTGTTGCACTACAGAAATAAGAAATTGTATCGGCTAAAGCTTCAACAATAACTGTATTTGCAGCTACAACTACATCTGTATCGCATAAAATTGCAGTTGGCACTGTAGTAACGGTACAAAAGTAATCTACAATGTTATTAATAGCAGCAGCCATATTTGTATCAGTAGGTACTACTATATCATTATTACATTCTATATCACTGCCCGTATAAGCTATACATTTTGCATACTGTACTGCAGAACATTCTTCTGTAGGACATGCTATTGCTGTTGGGCATGGAGGTGGTGTTGTTAAGAAATTATCTTCACATCCACATTTTGCACATGTATTTAAAAGTCCCATTATAATCTTATTTGTGTTATTGAAAATCTAATTTTATCATCATTAGTATAACTGTTGCCCACATAACTTCTAGATGTAGTATTTAATACACCTAATGAAAGAACTGTTGCTGCAGCTAAATATACTACAGCTGATCCAGCAATTTCAACATTTTTATCTACACTCGCAGTAACTGTTTTAAATGATCCAAATAATGGTTGTTGAGTATCTACTAAAATACCTACTCCAAAAGAACCAGTTCCGGCTGCTTGCCAATAAGATGTTGAAGTATTATCTGATTTTAAATATACAGATGCTTCTACTAAATACATACCAGCTTCAGTAATTGTAAATTTACCTCCTGTAGCATTATCAAAAGTTCCAAATGGACAAGGCGGTATAGATGCATTAATTACATATGTTAATGGTGTTGCTGCTGCAATAACTTGTACATTATTTGATGTAATAGAGTTATACTGATTTACTACTATACTACTTGGTAAACCTGTCTGAGCAACAGGTGTTATAGCTGGAATAGAACCGTTAGCCGGTTGTCTACTTCCATTAATAATTAACTCCGCTACAAATGAGTTTAAACCAATTGAAGCTACAGTGTATGTTGTTGTTGTACCTACTACTGTAGGGACTACTGTAATATTTTCTCCAGCAGCTACAACTACTGTGCTTGCATTAACTAATAAATAATTATATATATCACATACACTTAACCACACATCAATAAATGATTCTGATAAAGTATTTGGTGAACTTTCCCAAGAAGGATAAGCTGTTCCCATAGGTGTACCATATACTAAAGATGTAGAACTATCAGTAATACATTGTGCAGCAATTGCAGCATTAATATCTACAGGTAAACCTAATGATCCAATTAAAGCACAATAACCAGTTCCTGGATCATTTACTAAAGCATCTAATACTAAATTAATTGCTGCAGATGACGCACCTACTGCTGTTGCTAAACATCCTGTAAGA